ATTGTGTGAATAGTGCCATGGCGTAAACCGTGAGTTTTGCGCGTTGCATCGAACTTCAAAGCGCTTCTATGCACGATTTGAACATTGATACCTAACTTATCACGGCTCTGTTTGTTCTGCTCAAGGCGTGCTAGTGAATTACTGCGGTTAACCTCTGTGCGTGCTATGCGCTCGGCCCTAGCGTTGGCAACATGAAAGCGCTTTTTAATCTCTCGCTGCGCCTGTCTTGGTGACTTGCCGCCAGTGATAACGCTTGATATTACTCTTGATATATCATCTATTGTACTTTGGCTAAAACCTTTCATTTCAGCAAAAGCATTAGTAAATTGAACGTTTAAGCGTTGCTGATAATCGAATGAGTTAATTACCTGAATCGCTTCTAGTTGCTGAAGCAATGATTCTTCATAGCCTGCTTGACCGGCTAACAATTGAACCCTCATGGCTGAGGTGATCGAGCCTTTGCGGTAACTGTCTTCAATATAAGAACTAAAAAAGTTGCCCCGCTCATTGCCGCTTGTTTGCAGCCAGCGATTGATTATTCTTTCAATCTCAATATTTGCTTGTTTGCGGCCAAATGAGTCAATTAACCATTCATAAACGGTCTTATTAACCTGAATTGCATCAGGTATCACTTTTGCTTTTGTTTGAATAGCGTTAACCAGTGCAATAACTTCTTGCTGTGCGCCATATAAACGCTTTTTAAACTCGGTGTTTACTCTACGTCTAATGCCTGCCGTTTGTGCAGGATCAAGGCTAACTGTCGGCATTTTCTAACTCTAAATCTTCTTCTGGCTCGTCTAGCTCAGAGTCATCTAATTCAGAATCATTTAAATCGTCGTCAGGCTGGTGCCCAAATTCTTCACGTATTTCATTAGGCTTGAATGGGGCATCTTGCCCGGTCGTTATGGCATCTTTGTTGATCATAGACATAGCTTTGGCTAATTCTGCTTTTTGCAATGCGCCTGGCGCTGTTAAATCATCCCATTCAACATGTACATCATCAGGTATTTTTAAGCTTGTATGCTCACCTAACCACGTAAGAACGTCATTAATAAAATCACTAATTTCGTTTTCTCTACGCGACTGTAACAAGCGCATAAAGTGACCGGTGTCTTCATCCCCTGCCTTAACGCCTGTCTGTGAGCCGAATAATATTTTTGAAGGAATGCCGCTACCTGCAGCAATCGACTTTTCAAGAATAGCCACGAACCCATCAGGATTGGGCATTGAAGTATCAAGGCTTTTAAGGTTCCACCCGCCGGTATAGGGCATAGTGTCGAACCCTGCGAACATATCCGTTAACATATCCGTTAGGGCGTCGAGTTCTTCTGTTTTTGGTGCATTGGCTGAGCTTTCTTTTGACGCCTCTAATACAAACTTTTGAGCAGCAGCACGCCAGAAACCCTCACCACCTGAGCCTTTCACTTTATCCCAATCAATTAGGTCGTTGAATACCGCCTCAAGGCTTGGAATTCCGTATATAGTGCCATCGTCAGCACCTTCGGCAAATGTAGTGACGCGAGTCCAGTGTATTTGGCCCGATCTATTTTGACGCTCTGAACGGCTACCAGTCCCAGACTCTTGCAAGCTATACATGACCGGTTGCCCGTATCGATGGCTTTTCTGGTCTTCTTCAACTGTTGCGACTTGTAACTGGTCTTCAAATACAGGCTTTACATCGATAATGCGGCTTATATTAACCTTGGCAAGTGGCTTATCCATTGTTAAACCATCGGCTACGGTCCAAACCAACGCGCTATAACGGCCAACACGTTGACGCAAATCAGCGCCTTTTATGCGTTGCCACAATTTCAGGCGTTTAACTGTGCGTTTAAACTCTTTCTCGAATGCGGTTTCGTCGTGCTTTTCGTCTGACTCTTTTACACATGGCTTGGTTAGCCAGCACAATTTAACCGGCAATCCAACGACCTGAGCCGCTACCGCATTTCTGCGCCACATATTCCAGTGCATGAAAAAGGTTAGTTCACTAGGCCACCCGTAATCATTCCACGCTTTATTGTGCTTAGTATCGGCTTGATAATCGCCACCAGTGAAGACAGAGCCATTGCGGGTAATCTGTCTAGCATTATTCATAAGCGTATAGGCTTTGTTCATTAATGCTAGTTGATTGGCTTTAATATGTGGCTTCAATGGTTTACCTGTTTAGATTATTAGCCTGTTAAATTGGCATAGATGTATTTAAGGCGCTGTAAGTAATTCGCCGGGTTGACTTGCCAAAGCGAGTCAACTGAATCAGGTCTAGATTTTACGTCAAAACCTCGATTGCTCGTAAACACGTTACGACCTTTAAATTCGAAGTTGGTTAACTTAATCTTTGAAAATGCGTTTTCACTGAAGAAGCAAAGAAAAATGTTATCTGAGCCATTTCTAATATAATCAACCCAAATAGATCGATCCGCTATCTTATCGCCTGAATCGTAGTTACTAGCGTTAACCTCTTTAAGTGACGTTTTAAGCTCATAATCAAATGGTCCTGCATCTATTTGATTATTAGCCTCTGATAACGTCAACTCAGTATCAACGAGCCTAGTATTTGCAATCGTGAAATCATTGTTTTCATAGCTTGAAAGCGTATCTAAACACGCATCTAAAGCTGTTGTATTGAGCAGTTTTTCATTGTCAATACTAAATAAATAAACGTGAAACGCTGCGGCAATTAGCGCAATAACTGCAATTAACTTTTTCATATTAGAGCATCCTTTTTACCAAGTCTCATTACCTGGTTGATTGGATACTATTTTATAACTCTGTTAGTGACAAGGCTCTAACGCCTGCGCGTGCCAAACACCATACCAACAGCGTCTTTATAATTGCGATAAGCCATGATAAAAGCATCTGCTAAGTTGGGAGACTTAACATCACGATTTTTAAGGTCTTCTTTGCTCTCTACCTTAACTTTGCAGTTTTTGTCGTAATCCCTAAACGGGGTAGCTAATTCGGTTTTAAGCTGATCTAAATGATTGCATTTGCTTGATATGCTAATGATGTAATCAGGATCGCATTCTTCGCCCTTCACAACCCAGTTGTAAGTGGCTTTCATGCGGTCAGCTATGCCCCACCATTCTTGGGCTTTAATGTTTGCAAAGTGGTCTTTGTTTAATACTTCGGTATCTGCATAACGTTGCAGCGGGTTTTCAATGGCCCCGCCAGCGTTAAAAATTTGGTATTTTACGTATTGCGTTTGCTCGTGTGAGCCTTCTCCGTATTTATCCTTATTGATTTCTTTAAACTTTGAGCCACAACCTGCACCAACACCGATAGAATCATAAGTGACAACAGAGCCAGTACTATCAGCCAGAGAATAGACACGCTTACACGATGTAAGAAGTTCATCCTCTAGGCCTTTCCACTTATCCGCATTAATTGTTAAAATGCCGTGTGTTTGCACTGTGGCGTTTTCATCAGCACCAGAGTCAGCAACATCATAGCCGATACGCTTTTGACCACTTACCTCAATGCCAAGCTTTTCATGGGCATCAATACAAGCGTTTATCCATGATAATTTAATGACAACACGGTCATTATCCGTCAGCGGAACGCCTAAATAAATATGCTCATACTCGTCATAATCTCTAGCTTTTAGCCTTTCGATTTTTCGGAGCATTGTGTCTGATATGAACGGATTTTCGTCATAATTAATATGACGAACAATCACCCCATTATCAGGGTCGTGCTTGAACTCAGTTTCTACAAAGTCAGTGATATGCTTTGGATTGTATAAAATCCAGCATTCAGAGCCTTCTTTCCTAATTGTAGGCTCAATGATTTCCCATTGAGCCTTGGTTAGTGCTTCAGCTTCTTCTAACCAACATATATCAGCGCCCTCAAAACCTTTAATCTCTTTTAGGTTTCGGTTGATGCCGTAAAAATGAAAGCTTGAACCCGTTTTTTTGTGGGTTATCTGATTATTTGTAACGTGAAAATCATCGGTATAACCAGCGCTTTCAATCTTATCTATTAACAGAGTATAAACAGAGTCTTCAATTCTATTCTGAAATGCTCTAAGGCATAAAAACTTTAACGTATAATTAGCTGCGAGAAAAACAGACATTCCAGCCGCGTCATGCGTTTTACTTGATGCCCTGCCACCCTTCAAACACTTTATATCTGCGCGAGTTCGCCAGAAGGTTTTTAGGTTAGGATTTAATCTCATCGTCTATATAGAAGTCATCAAGCGTCTTGCGCTCTGATACTTCAACCAAGCTTTTAACGGGCGCATTCCAACCAAGAATTTCAGACAGTTGCTTAATTGCATTGTGTGGATCATGCATTTCAAGCTTTGGCCCCATCTTTGTTGCTGTTACTGATTTAATTGCGGCCATTGCGTGCGGGTGAATTTCATCGCTATTTTTTATGCGCCAAATGGTTTCTTTAATATCCGCGCCGTTCTCGTCTTGTCCTACGACACATTCACGAAATTCAGCTATATCATTCACTGTAACTCGTGCGCTTAATGTGAGTCTTGCAAGAGCTTCTTGCTTTGACATTACGGAGGCATTAACAGCCGCTTGGTTAAGTTCTTTTAGCCTTGCCGCAATCTTGACGTTATCCATCAACTCTTTAGCTTTACGATTAATGCTCTCAGGCTTCATTTTTGAGCAGTTATAAACGACCCGGTATGACTCTGAAGCATTCCCGCACTCATTGTATTTAATGCAGAATTTTTCTTGCTTAATTGTTAATGCCATAACTACTGCTTACTATTACCAATTGATACAAAGCAAGTTATTGTTGCTTTGACTATATCGTCTTTTGCAATCTCATGGATGCGTATTGATTCGATCCCGTCGATTTTGGTATCACCAAGCTTTACACTAACCTTATTGGCTAATACTGGACACCCGTTATTTATTGAGGATATGTTTATAATATTCATTTTACTAAGTCATACCCCGTAAATTTTGAGACTTTTGGATATATATTCAATTTAAAAGCGAATAAACATTCAAAAATCATTGTTTGTGCCTGTAACCGGCTCACTCAACCACCAAATGCTTTGTGGCGTCTGTCTGTGCGCTTCGTGATTCTCTATGTGATGCGATGCGTGTCCGACTGTCTCAACACAAAAATCCTTTTTAGGATCATGCCAATTGATGTGAAGATAGGCGCATATTAAGCCAAGCATATCAAACGGCATTCCTAACCTAGCGCGTGCTGTGCTAATCTCGCCCTCGATGATTCTAATTTCAGTCTCAATATAACGGGCTTTAAAGTCTTCTATTGCTGTAGTGATTACGCCGTATTGCTTTTTATAATTAATCTTGAATAGTGCGTGTGCTAACCACTCTCTGAACGGTGGACCGCATGACTCGATAACTTCTAATCCGTCGATTATGCCAACGTGTGACCATTTTGACTTTGTTACTCTTTTAATCGTTCTGCTAATCCAGTGATTGCCCGATCCAAAGATGATAAGCATGTCAAACTTTGCTTTGCTCTATTAGTATTTTAGCTAATTGAGTGTTTGCAAATTCTCTATAGGGCTTCAGTTCTTCTTCTAACTGTGAAATTTGTCTTTCAAGGTTTGCAACGTGAGCTGCTAATAGTGCTGATTGTTTAGTTAATAGCTCTACTTGGGTTGTTAGTTGTGCTGTAGCTGATTTAACGAACTTAGGGAGCAAATACAAATAAGATATAAACAGGGCTATCAATAAGCCTAGAGCAAACCCTATTACAAATTCAGGCGTCTTTTCTGATAGCCAACTGAGTATTTGAGCGAGTTCCATATTACTTACTTTCTAGCGCTGCTTTAATTTCAATGACTAACTTGTCGTCTAGGTCGTTGCTTGTCTTAGTTACCAGGTATTCAGCCACTTTGATAAAAACGTTAATTAAAACCTTTTCAGTGAATAGCTTTGTCAGTAGCGTTTTCAGTATTGCTGTTGCTATAGCATTCATTGCCATTCTCCTGTTTGTAGTTGTTCAGCTAGTTCGTGCGCTCTCATGCCCACTTGAACCGCGTAATGGCTGCATAATAGCTCTGCCGCTGCTTCTTCGTAATCTTCACGCTCTAAAGCATTGAGCATGTTTTTGAAATTGAGTAGGCCTCTAACGCCTAGATTGAATGCCATGTTGATTAACACGGCTTGCCTTGTGCCTGATAGCGTGCGAAAGCTTGGCAGTCTGCGCCTTAATTGTTCTTCAAAATAAGAAATGTCGTTATCTAGCATAAACAAAGCTTCTTGCTCTGTTATGCCCTTGGCTTCAAGGTTGCGACCAACGCCAATGGTGATTTTGTTTGATGTGCATTTATACGGCTTTAGCTTTAACCCTTCATGCCCCATTAACTGGGCTTTTAGTTGGTCATAGCAAATCATTGTAAGCCTTAAATAAAAAAGCCCCGCATAAGCGAGGCAATGGGAACACACATTTCAAATAACAAAAAAACCCCAAGACGTGAATCAAGGGGCTTTATGTGTTGTAAGCATAAAATGCCTACTATGGGGAATTTATACCATTTTGGGTCAGGTCGCGCAAGATATAATTGAATAATTTTTATGCAGCATCTTGTTCACACATAGTAGCGTTTAAATGCGCTATTGCATCTTGTGACCAAATTGATATTTCAGCAAAGCATTTATTGAATAACTCATTATGTGAATTAGTGAAGCTCTGTTTTTTAATACCAATGTCTGTTGCTAGTTCTGCGCTGGTTTTTGATATTATTCTGAACTCGCCGGTTTTATCAATAATCGTTTTGGGCTGGATAAATTCAGCTAGTGCGGCTTTGCTTATTTTTAGCGCTGTAACCTCTTTAATCCCGCCTTTGTGAGTCTGAGCAAAAAGGTTAATTCTGGCCTTTACTCTGATACCGTCTTTTAAGTCGCAAACATAAACAAATCTAGCCATCTGATAGGCTTCAGTGCTTATCTTCTTGCCAGTATTAGGATTAGGCATACCCAAAGCCCCGGCAACTTCTAACTTGTCGCTAACAGCCCCACCAAAGCCCATACCGTCTATTTGCTTTGATTGTGTAGTAAGTTTTGCTAGCATTTTGATTGGATTTGCCATTGTATGCCCTACCTTTTAAATGTTATGTTTAGTTTTTTATGCACTGTCTGTATGTATAAGCCATGTTTTTAAGCGTTCCATAGCGTATTTCAAGCATTCGACCAATATCAGCAAGAGAGTATGTCAAGTCTCCATTTTCCCTAGCCGCTATCAAATCTATAGCTCGTTGGTTTTTCTTGGTTCTGATAGATTTGCGCTCAGGTTTTATTTTTTCGTATTTACATTTCCATTTGCTTTTTAATTTAATCTCAGATTTAAGTAAGGCATTTAGCCGATCAACTTCTTTTTTTAACGCTTCAATTTGGTCTTGCTGTGAGAAATAAGCGCTAAGGTCGTCATTAGCACTATTCATTTCAAAGCCATCCTTCTAAGTTTAATCTTCCTATCCGGTTCCGCTTTCAATCTCACTGAACCAAGTTGATTACTTTTACTGTTCAATTTCTCTAGGTCCATTGCTAAGCGTATAAGCCCATATATGCTTAATTCAGTGTCGTTGTGTTCTTCGCGCTCGTTTGGGTAGTCGCTCATTAGTCGTCAGCCCTTACGTTTTCCTCAATCCTTAACGGGCATGTGCCATGTTCTTTATCAAAGATAATGCCTTGTATGCCTCGACCTGCACCATAAGCGCCACCGTATGAATAAGCGTCTTTTGGTGGGATAATTCCAACGGTTTCAACACTGCACCCCGGATGCTCTTTAAACTGTATCCATGAGTTGTGGTGAACGTGCCCCGTTATCCAGCGCCTAAACGTAGTTAAGCCCCAAAGCTTGAATTGGTCATCTGCCATTTTTCCGGGTAATGAGGCTAATTTGCATGTGTGGCCGTGGGCAAACCCTAGTAAAACTGAGCCTCGGTGAATGTATTGAAAAGCGTTCTCGCCCTTTTGAACTATTAGCCGTGGGTTTCCTTTGTAAATCTGCGCCACTGCACAACCTAGAAACATGCCTAGAATATCGTCGTGGTTTCCTGTTACGTTCACAAATTCAACTTGCTTGTACTTCTGCAAACAAGCGTCAATGAACATACGCACAATGATTAAGCCTGAATCAAGCCATTTGCCGTGGCGTCCGTCCAAGTCTAACCTGTGGCCGCTTCTGCTTGTTGTGCCGCTGATATTGTCTGCGTGAAAGAAATCGCCGGTATTAACTAAAATGCACTCCTCAGTATCGGGCAATGATGCAAGCAGGCGCTTAAACACTTTGCGGTAAACTCGCTCCGCTATCTTAATATCCCAATCCTCGCCTACCTCTTTGCTCCAGGTCATTAAGCCAATGTGAGGATCGCCAATCGGTATAACAGTAAACCGGCTGTCTGATTGCGGATTATTACCAAAAGGTATCATCGGCATAGGCTTCAGCTCTTTCGCTAAGCTCTTAAGTAAGTGCCTTGCTGTATCAAGTTGGTCTTGCACGATAACGTTAGTCTTAACCCACTCTATAAGCTTTCCTGTGCTGCTGTCTTCTCGGTTTTTATGTCTAACTAGCGTTGAGTAACCTTTAACAACTTGGGTTTCAGGGTTCTCGTATGTGCGGTCATTAGCAGGGTCAAAACCTGTAGCAATTAGCTTTGCTTTTTTCCTATAAATAATACGCTGACACATATCATATTTTTCAGCGATAGCTTTAATGGTTAACCCGGCTTTAAGCTCCTCTCGAAGCTGCTCATGTGAAATCTTTTGTAGTGCCATGATGTTTCCTCTTGCAGCCGGGGCCGCTTAGTGTTTATGCGGCTTTGCTTTTTTCAATCTCTCGAATTTTTGCCCTGTACACGACTTTCAACTTTTTAATATCGTCAATCGTGTAATGCTTTATTTCATGCGGCCCTTCTATCCACTCAACCCTTGCAAGCCCTATTTTTTTAATCAGGTTAATTCTGTAATCAATTAAATTACCGCTTAAATGGTTGTTACATGCTGAACATTGCTTGTGGACGTTGTCAGGCTCAAAGCGGAGTTCCGCGCAACTTCCTACGCTTCTGTAGTGTCCTGCGTGGTATTGTCCTTTGTGGTGGCGCTGGCAGCTAATACAGGGCTGGTCTTTGTCTGTTAGTCGTATCCATTTATTGAATATTGCCTGAAGCTCTTTTTTGTGGGTGCCAAGAGTTTTAAGATTTTCGAGTCTGTTTTTAGTCTCTGCCTTTTTGCGCTTGGCCGTTGATATTTTGGCAACTGCAAGGGCGCATGTTGGAGAGCATACGACCTGCAAAGAGTTAAACTGAGTGAAAGACTTTTTACATGACTTGCATTTAGCCATTAGCTTTCTGCCCTCTCTCATAGCTAGTGCATCGAACAATAATTACAGTTAGCGTTTTATCTATTACTGGCATTTCAGCAAAGTTAAGGTGTGAGCAGTCGAGATACTTTTTAGCGCAACTGGTACACATGCCGCCTTTTGGTTGGTGGGTAGTCATGCTGGATTAACCATTTGATTTTTAATCTTCCAAACCAGTGAGCGCATAATTCTTTCAAATCTCTCTGGTTCATTAAATCTAATGTCGTATGAATGCCCAGTGTCAGCCTCAAATTTTTCAACCGGATACTTTTTTAAGATAATTGCAATAGCTTCGTTTTTTATTGCTGATTTCTTAGTAAAATAATTCCGCCCCTTAGTCGGTGAGTAATAAGCTGTAACTTCTTTAACTTGTACCATCACTTCACCGCCCTATATTTATTCAATAACTCTTTAAAAATTGGCTGTTCACTTTCTTCAAGTGCATCAATCTTCTTTAAAATATCGACTCGAGTAATTTCAGCTCTGTTTAGTTGATGGATTAAAAGCGCTGCTTGTCTGCCTAGCTCGTGGGTGCGTTGCTCTTTGGGTGAAAGGTTTGAAATAATCATGCCTCTTGCTCCTGACTGAGTTTTTCATACTCAGAATCACGAGGTTTAAACAACACAATACCTTTGTTTATGGCCCACTCTTCATGCCGACGCAGTGCATTGTATCTTTCGCCCTTAGTGGCCTTTCTTTGATCACCAGATGCAGCCCAACTTAAACGCTTTCCGTTTTCATCAACACCAAGCCATTGCCTGGTGAATAGTTCGTGAGCGTCATTACCGTCAAAAGGTCTTTCGCCATGCCATTCACCGGTGGGCTTAATCATTAAAGGCATTTTTACGCCATTACCGGCCATAAACTTGGCTGTTGTGTCCATCCATGAGCGCCACAACTTAGCCATGCCCCATTTACCGGTACCGGCAGGTTGTGCGCTTAGGATTAAAAGCTTGTGTTCTTCTATTTCTGTTTGAATATCTTCAATGAATTGCTGGATATTGAATTTAGAAAGTTGGTAGTCCCTCACAACTCCACCCCCAAATCTTCCATTGTCCAAGCATTCATTTCTTGCAGCATTCTTTTCGCTTCCGCTCGTTCTTCTGCTTCAGATTTGCGCTTTTTTAATGCCTCTGTTCTATCAAGCTTTATTTGTTTCTGAGTGTCAGTGAAAAGCTTGGCTTGTTCGTTTGAGTAGATCATGCGGCCAACTCCTGCTGAAATTCTTCGTACAAATCAATGATTATTTCAGCCTCTGACCTATTACATCCAAGTAATGACATAATTGATTCTGGATTTAGATAACCCTCTGCTTGAATAAGTCTCTGCGTGAATAAGTCTGCTATTGTGCGATTGTATTTATTTCGACTATCCATTTGATACACTCCTTAGTGGCGCTTCTACATAGCTTCTTATGGTCTGCCCTTCGCGCTCGGTGAATAGGTTGTACTTTTGATTAAAGTAAAGTTTGAAGTCTTTCTCTGTTCCGCTGATGCGGTTTTTTACCAGTTTTAGATATGCACCTCCGCTGTTGTAAAGCTTCTGTTGCTTTTCTTCTAGCTCGGTATAATCAAGGTTAAGCTCTTGCATGTGATCTAGTAATTTTTCACGGGCTTTGTTGCGAAATATTATGTAAACCGAATCAACCAAATCAGTGATAGAGCTTGAACCTTTAACGTCCATTTTCCCTGTTGGCCTTTCTTCGCTTTCACATTTGCGGGAATGCGTAACCAACATCACATGAACACCGGTTCGGTTTTTAAATTCAGCCAGCGAGTCAACAAAGGCTTTTTGCCCGTTATAATCATCATCACTGATGCCGCATTTCATTAGCGAATCTATGATGAAAAGTTTCATGCCGAATCTTCGATATGCGTATTCCATGATTTCAAGCAAGGTTTTTGATTTATCACCTTTTTTTAGTTCAGCGATCCAAATCTTTTCATTAAGTTGTTCAAAGACTTCGTTAAAATATTCTTTGGTGATTTTTGATGTGCCAGTACATTGCTTTATGATCCGCTCCATCAACAATTCAGGTCTAAGCTCTGGCGAATAAATCATAGTTGGCACATTTCCATAAAACGCTGCATGTAACCCGCACTGATTAACAATTTCAGATTTACCGTGACCGTTTACCCCGTTCCACAGTGATATTTCAGAGTAACCAAGGCGTATTATGTCGTTGACCTTTTCCCACGGTGTATCAAAGCCTCTTACTGTCTTGTCACCGAACATCCAATCATAAGTTGACTGCTGATAAGCTGATGGGCTTTTAATCTCGTCAATGTCCATCTGCTTAGCCATATCACAGCACTTGTATATTTCTTCTTTGCTTACACCTTTCATCAAACATTCGTTTATATCTTTGTGTGGCAAGTTAACTAACTTGCAGCGATCAATGCCTAAGCGGTTTGCCAGTTCCTTTGCTGCAATTTTCCCGGGTTCGTCGCTGTCCATTGAAATCAAAATACTGTCGAATCTAGTAAGGTTTGAATATTCGGTTTCAATCCATGCCTGTTTAGCACCATCACCACCACCAAAAGGAACAGATAAACCAAACAATCCGTACTCGTACCAGCTCATTGCGTCAATCTCACCCTCGCAAATGATGATGTAGGGCATACGTACAGCGGGAACTGTCTGCCAGCCAAACAAGCAAGGCTCTGTTTTTTGACTGGTCATAATTTGTTTTTTGCCGTTTGGACGTTCAATACCCATCTGCTTCCAGTGGATCAGCTCGTCATTGCGTAGATATGGAAAAAATATTGCAGGTTTACCATGAAGCGTATCAGCGGCAATTTTAAAATCAGCAATGGTTTGATCTGACAATTTTCGGGTTTTTAAATATTCTCCAACTGTCGGATTTTTAGCGACTGATTTTAATGTCTGTGTCTTTTCGGCCTTGGCGTAAACTTTAGCCCTGACAGGCTCCTCAATGCCAAGCCAAGTTTTGCATTCTTCGATCGCGGTTGGGAAGTCACAACCTTGGGTTTCCATCCATAACTGGATGTAATCACCACTTTCACCCGTTGCAAAATCAATGAATCCTTTCCCATCCAGATTAACTTGGCATGATTGGCCTGTGCCGCCATCAACTGACCCAACTTTCCACTCCCTGCCATTTTTTTTGCCAGCAGGCAGAAGCATTTCAACCAAACGTTCAGCCTGTGAACCTAAGCGAGAATTAATTTCTTTTGGCGTGATAGTTTTCATATTGCACCATCCATCCAATCAGGACCCTGACTGCGTTGATATGATGGTTTTAAATTTTTGTTTCGATAATTTAGTTTTGCGTTCATTGCCGCAAACCAATCTTTTTTTCCTTTCAACTCAAAATCGACTTGTTGCAACTCATCAACAAGATTTAGATTCGAATATAATTTTTTCATCCGATCAAAATCTTTTTGATTAATTTTTACCGTCTCACCTT